CAGATCGTCTCAGCAAACAATTAAAAAGCGGAGTCATACCGGATCAAGAAACTTTCAATCGCTTGATCGCACAGGCCGCAAATAATTTCGCCGAGACCGAGGAAAAGCAGCGCATGTTTGTTGATTCACTGGGCGCAACATCCGAGGAAATGGAGCGGCTCAAAGTGGTCATGGCAGAAATGGAAATGGCTCAAGACGCCGGCGACATGATCGCCCAAGGCTTTGAGGACGCGATCTTGAGCGGTCAAAAACTAAGCGAGGTCGTGCGCTCGCTCGGCCGTGATTTGCTCCGGCTGGTGTTCCAGCAAATGGTCACGCAGCGCCTTGCGGCAGGAATTACCGGAGTGCTGCAAGGAAAAGGCATCGCCGGTTTTATGGCAATGGGCGGGCCGGTAAGCGCGGGATCACCCTACGTCGTCGGCGAGCAAGGACCGGAGCTGTTCGTTCCTCACGCGAGCGGGACCATCGTGCCAAATAACAAGATGGGCGGCGGCAGCGGATCCGGCAGCGGCAGCGTCACGGTAAACTACAACATCGCGGCTGGCGTCTCTCGCGCTGAACTCGTTCCGATCCTCGACCAAGAGCGTCGCCGGCTCAAGGCCGAGATCCCAGACATGGTTCGACGCGGCGGCGGATACCGTGCAGCCTTCGCCTAATCGTCATGGCTATCACCTATCCACTCACGCCGCCGAGCCCGTTTAACCTCTCGCGCTTGTCGTTTACGGGCGTCTCCGCGACCTCGCGCAACACCTCGCCGTTCACGTTGCAGACCCAGCAATACAACTGGCCGGGCCAAGCGTGGCTCGGCTCGGTCGATTGTCCGCCGATGAAGCGCGCCGACGCGGAGGAGATCGTCGCCTTTCTGCTGAAGGCGCAGCGCGGCACGTTCTATTTTCAAGACTACGCCAACCCGCTGATTCGCGGAAACGTGACCGGGACGCTGACTGTTTCCAGCGCCACTGCGAACGGAACGACCCTTACGTTCGGCGGAGCCACCGGCAACTTCGAGGTCGGTGACTGGCTGCAAATCAGCAGCTCGCTTTACAAGGTCGTGCAGTTTAACGCGACGAACAGCGTGGACGTCTTCCCAGCTCTCCGCAAAAGCTACGCGGGCGGCACGTCGATCATTTATGGCAATCCAATCAACGGCAATCGCGCCAAAGGCGTCTTCCGCCTAGCATCACCGAGCACCGAGTGGGCCATCGGAGAGGCGAGCATCTACGGCGTTGGATTCGCAATCATTGAGGACGTCGAGTCATGAGCATCACCACCGCAGGCCGGTCGCTCTCGGCCAACATGGTCACCGAGGTCAGCGCCTCGCAGCTCTCGCCGATCTTGCTCGCGTCGTTTTCGTTCTCGACGCCGGTCCGGCTTTGGAGCGGTTACGGCACGATCACCGTCGGCAGCGTGACGTATCAAGGGATCGGCACGCTCGGGACAATCTCGCCGGTCGAAGAGACGACGGACCTCTCGGCGCGGGGCATCAACTTCCAGCTCTCGGGCGTTCCTACCGCTTACGTCTCGCTTGCACTCACCGAGAACTACCAAGGGAAAGAGTGCTCGGTGCTATTCGGCGCGCTTGATTCTACCGGCGCGCTGATTTCTTCGCCCGTTACGATCTTTGCCGGCCGTATGGACGTCATGTCGGTCAACGATGACGGTCAGGAGGCGACGATCATCATGACGGCTGAGAACAAGCTTGTTGATTTTCGCCGGCCGCGTGAGACGCGCTACACGCACGAGGAGCAGCAGAACCTTTATCCAGTCAGTCCGCCCGATCTTGGCTTGGAGTTTGTCAACGCGATCCAAGAAAAGCAGATTTACTGGGGCAACGCAAAGCTCGCGGCACCGATTCGGGACGGCGGTGACGAGAGCGAGTCAACCTCCTACATGTGACCATGCCAGCACGCCGCGACAACTGGCCGAACCTTCTCGCGCAATTTATCGAGCAACGGCGCAAGCAGCCTTTTGCGTGGGGCGTAAACGACTGCTGCATCTTTGCGGCCGATTGGGTCGAGGTCTGCACCGGCGAAGATCACGCCAAAACGTGGCGCAATCGCTACTCGTCAGGACTTGGCGCGGCGCGATTTTTAGACGAGGCGGGTGGCGTCGAGGCTCTCGTTGACGCGCTTGGTCTGCAACGCATCGAAGCGCCGTTGGCCGGGCGCGGTGACATAGTCGCGCAAGAAACAGGGCGCGGGATGACGCTTGGAATTTGTCTTGGCGTGACAACGACTTTTGTTGCCAAGACCGGTCTGGTCTTTGGGCCGATTGCAAACGTCGAGACCGCTTGGAGAATTTAACATGCCACAAGCCATCGCAATCGCCATTCTCTCAAACGTCGGGTTTGCCACGGTCTCTGGTGCAATCCAAGCGGTCAAATTTTTGGCCGCAGTGATAAAGTTTGCGGCGATTACAGCCGCATCAATGGCGGCGTCGAAACTGCTTGCGCCAAAAATGCCGAGCTTTGCCGACTCGTCGCTCTCGGACCGCTCGCAGGCCACTCGCAATCCAATCTCGGCGCGGACCATCGTTTACGGCAAAAGCCGAGTCAGCGGGACCATCGTTTATCTGAGCACGACGGGAACGAAGAACGAGTTCCTGCACATCGTTCTCACGCTCGCCGGCCACGAGATCCAAGCGATCGACGAAATCTATTTTAACGACGAGCTGGTGCCGCTGATCAGCAATGTGCCGCAAGGTTTTTACAACGGCGTGGCGCGTGTGAACAAGCATCTCGGCGAAGCGGGACAGGCAGGAGATTCCGATTTGATAACCGACACCGCGAGCCTGACCGACGGCAAATGGACGACGAACCACCGCCTCGACGGCATCGCTTATCTCTACGTCCGCCTCACGTGGGACGCTGAGAAATACCCGAGCGGGATTCCAAACATCAGCGCCGTGATTCGCGGCAAGAAGGTGCTCGATCCGCGCACAGGAAACACCGCCTACTCGGCGAACCCTGCGCTCTGCTTGCGCGACTACCTCACCAACGCTGCGCTCGGCATGGGCATGAGTTCGGCCGAAGTGGACGATACCGCGTTCGGCGTCGCGGCGACGATTTGCGAAGAGCAAGTGCAGATCCTGCCGACCTCGCCCGTGGCCTACGAAAACCGCTACGAGGCCAACGGCGTCATCGTGACGAGCGCGAGCCCAGACGAGAACATCGGCAAGCTCCTGAGTGCAATGGGTGGCCTGATCGCCTACACGGGCGGCCGCATCGTGCCTTACGCTTCCGCCTACCGCATCCCAACGGTGACGCTGACCGAGAAGCACTTCGTGGGACCGCTCAACGTGCAGACGCGGACGAGCGCACGCGACCGAGTGAACAGCGTCAAAGGCGTTTACGTCTCAGAAACGAACAACTGGCAGGTCACAGATTTCCCGACGATCAGCAGCGCGACCTACGTCACCGCGGACAACAGCACGGTCTTCTTCCGCGACGTGGTGCTGCCGTTCACAACTTCGCCGAGTTGCGCGCAACGCTTGGCGGTGCTCGAGCTGCGGCGCGCTCGCGAGGAAATCACGTTCTCCGCTCGCTTCCGCCTCGAAGCGATGCAGGTCCGGGCCGGTGACACGGTCATGATCTCGAACGACAAACTCGGCTTCAGCTCCAAAGTCTTCGAGGTGATGGAATGGAACTTTGCGAGCGACGGCACGCCGCCTCAGGTCTTTATCGACATGACGCTGCGCGAGACCGCTTCGTCGGTTTACTCGTGGAACGTCACCGACGAAATCTTTGTCGAGGACTCGCCGAACACGACGCTGCCCGACCCGTTCACGCTCAGCGCGCCGACGAATCTCTCGCTGACGGCCGACGGCACGACGCAATTTATTCAGGCAGACGGCTCGGTTATGCCGCGCATCAAAGTGGCGTGGACTGCGCCGGCAGTCGGTTTTATCCAGTCGGGCGGCTCGGTCGTCATCGAATACAAGCCGAGCACAAGCACAACCTACCTGACTTGGAACACGGTCGAGGGCGAGCAGACCGAGGACTTTATTTCGTCCGACGTAAAGATCGGCACGAACTACAACGTGCGCATTTACGGCGAGAGTTATTTCGGCATTTCTACGACCTACCTCGCGGGCTCGATCACCGTCGCAAAAGACACGACCGCACCCGCAATCCCAACCGGACTCACTGCAGCGATCGGGACCGGCAAGGCGGTCTCGCTCGACTGGAATGACAACGTTGAGCCGGACTTTTCTGAGTATGGAATTTACCGGAACGTCTCGGCAGTCACGCCGGCCAACGCGAACACGGACAAGATCGCCGAAGTGCGCGCGTCGCGATTCGTGGACACCGACGTTGCAATCGGGACGACGTATTACTATTGGCTGAACGCTTACGATTCAGTCGAGAACGTGAGCGGCTTTACAAGCTACGTTCAAGCCACGCCATCCGTCATAACGGCTGGGCCAATTGACCCGAGCGCACCGGACCAGCCGAACGCGCCGACCTTCATCAGCACGACGGTTTACGAATCCAGCGACGGCGGACAATTCGCGCAGGTCTCGTTGACCGCTCCGCCGCTGCCAAACAAAGCGGTCGCTCTCGATATCCTCTATCGTCGCACCGGCGCGAGTGACTTTCTCATCGGCAATCAAATCGCCTCGGCGGTTTCGTATCCGGTCTCGATTGACGATTTGACCGTGGGCGTCGCCTACGAATTCGCAGCGCGCGGCATCTCATTTTCAGGAGCGTTGTCTCCGGTCTCGTCGGTGCTTAGTCGCACCGCTGGCAGCAAAACGACTCCGCCAGCAGTTCCGACCTCGCTCACCGCAATCGCTGGCACCGGGCAAATCATCTCGCTCGATTGGGCGGACAACACGGAAAACGACCTTTTTGAATACGGCGTCTATCGCAACACCTCGAACAACCCGGGCGCAGCCGGCGAGATTGCGCAGGTGATGGCAAGCCGGTTCGTGGATGTCAGTCTAAGCCTGAACCAAGAGTATTTTTATTGGGTCACCGCCTACGACCGCAGCGAGAATCAAAGCGCGAAAAGCGCTACGGCGAGTGCCACTGCGGTCGCGGTAGTGGCTGGGCAGACCGATCCGACGCCGCCCGTCGATCCGGCTGCGCCGACGGTCGCCTCGACCACGACCTACCTTTCAGCCGATGGCACCACGTTCGCCCAGATCGTCGTCAGCGTGCCAGCGTTCACGACCCGCACGGCCGTGATGAACGTGCTCTACCGCAAAAGCGGGCAGACAGGTTTCATCGTCGCAGATCAGCGCAGCACGGGCGGCGGCACGTCATCGATTGACGACCTAACGCCGGCGGTCAGCTACGAGATCGCGGTGCAGGCGTTCAGCGCGTTCGGGATCGGAAGCGCCGTGGTGACTGGGGCGACGCAGTTGGCTCCGACCAGAACGACGGCACCGACTGCGCCGCAGAATCCAGCGCTTACAATCGACGGCGTCACACCTTTGCAGATTGGTGGCTTCTACGCTCTGGGATCGGTTGCAATCTGGGACGCAAATACAGACCCTGATTTTTCTCACTACGAAGCTAAGGCAACAACCACAAACACCGACGCAGCGGTTGATTTCAGCTGGAGCGTTTATGGTTCATCCGTGAATCTTGATCGTCTTACGGATTCTCGCGTTGTGTTTTACAACGTCCTTGGATCACCGGGATTTGTTCGCGTGAGATCCGTGAACCGAAGCGGCGTAAAATCGGCTTTTGTTGCCTTCGGTAACGCAAACGGAACGATGGACACAGGGCTGAAGCTTGGCACGACAGCCGGCTCGCTTGCCGCAGGCAACGACACCCGCATCACCGGCTCAGCTCAGAAAGCGTCTAACCTCTCGGACGTTGCCAGCCCGTCCACAGCTCGCGCAAATCTCGGGATCAATCGTTTCTCGCACGTGCAGAGCCTCGCAGGCGGCGCACCGACCGAGACGTTCACCTTTACCCACAACCTCGGCGTCACTCAGGACTTTGTGCTCGCGGCGTGCGTCGATCCGGCAAACGAACTCTTGATTGCACACGACTACGTTGCGGCCGGAAACACGAGCAACGACACCGTCTTCAAGGCTGCGACTGGAGACGGCTCGAACATCAGCGCAGGCAATCGACGCTTCACGATCCATTTCGTGCAGTGACCAAGAACGCTCAACGCTTTATCGTGGTCTCAGACAACCACGGCGACATGGCTGACGCCGCCAGCGTCGGCGCGCTCTGGTCATTTTTGCGCGAATGGAAACCGGAGATCCGCATCCACGCCGGAGACAACTATGACTTTCGCAATCTCCGCAAAGGCGCGACTGACGATGAGAAGGCCGCGTCACTGGCCGACGACTGGCAGGCCGGCAACGATTTCCTGCGGCGCTTTTTCGAGGGCGGCACGAGCAATCACTTTTTGCGAGGCAATCATGACGAGCGGCTTTGGGATTTCCGCGCCAGCTCGACCGGAGTGATGCGCGACTATTCTGCGGACGGGATCAAGCAGGTCGAGGGCGTCGTCAAAAAGTGCCGCGCAAAAATGCTGCCTTACGATTCTGAGCACGGCGTGCTCAAGCTCGGTCGGCTATCAGTTATGCACGGATTTCACGTGGGCATCGGAGCGTGCCGGATGCACGCCAACATTTTCCGCAACTGCATTTTTGGACACGTTCACACCATCGAGTCGGCGCAGGTCTCAAGCCGAGAACCGGCAGAGGCGCGGAGCATCGGGTGTCTCTGCAAACGCGACATGGACTACGTGAACAAAAAAACTGGCAAGCTGCGCTGGGCGCAGGGCTGGGCCTATGGTCTCTTGTATCCGGACGGTCAATACATGCTTTTCCAAACTCGAAACATTGACGGAAACTTTTATGCCGCGAGCGCGATCAAAACCTACTGCGCCGGATGACTGGGCGCACGAGCTACAATCGCTTTTGGTCCGAAAAGAAAATCGGCCACCGGGAGAAGGTTGGCTCAGCTCGTTGGAGTTCGCGCAAAAATTAAAAATGTCCCGTAGCCAAGCCTTCAAAATTTTGCGCCAAGGAATAGAAGAGGGCTTGCTCGAAAAATTTAACGGCACGCAAAACAACAACGGTCGCCCGTTTCACAACGTCTGGTATCGGAAAAAGAAATAGATGTAAGTGTTTGACTATCAACGCGCACGGATTGCGTGTGCGATGTTGAGCACATTTGTTTTTACATCGTGGGGCGAGTGTTTATGGTTTTCGCATCGGAGCAATCAAGCCCGAGATCAAAAACAAAAACATGACCGCACAAATCCACAAAATCCTGTCTCGCCACGCCACGCTGTCTGAGGCCGTCGCCACCGCTAAGATTGACCTAAGCTACAACGAGCCGCTTGCCCTACGCGATCTGGCCTACGCCGACAAGAAGTACAACATCACCGCCGCCTACGTGACCGAATTCAACGGTCAGACGAGCGTCCACTACGAGCTTACCTGCGACATCAAGCTCCTCAACAAGTACACGCCGTTTCATTCCTGCATCGACAATTCGCCCTTCTCAAGGGTCGAGATCACCGAATCCGAGATCATGATCTCAAAGCCAATGCTGCCTCGCTCGCCCAAAGCCCGCGCGATGATTGGACAGATCGGCTGGACGGTTGCCGCGATCTAACCCACCTCGCGCCGAGGTTACTTAGGCGCACCGCAAACCACCCTGCTACCTCTTCGGAGGCGCAGGGTTTTCCGGTGCCAGCCGAAGCGATTTAACGCCGAGGCGCGCAATCAAAAACATGAAGATCAAAATCAACGACACGAACCGCGAGGCAATCACCGCCGCGCTTGCAGCAGTTAACGGGAAAGCCACCGCTCACACTTTTTACGATGGTATGAGCGTGGTCTACGCAGCTCGCGACGCCGAGGCGCAGCTCACCGAGCTGCAACTCAACAAGGCTGATCGTTCCGGAGTCATCGCCAACACGCTCAGCGGCGGACGATTGCCCAACGCATACAAATATGCGCGGACCATTACCCGCATTACCATGGTCCGCGGGTCGGCTGAATGGTTTTTGACTGACATCAAAGCCTTCGAGACCTTCGACAAAAAACATGGCGAGACGCGGATCACGCTCACCTCAGCGCAGGCGGCGGCTGTTGTCGCAAAGTTCAGCGCTCAATTTTCTGTCAACTCTGCCGCATGAGCACCACGACCACCCTTCCCGTCCTCGTTTCCACTCGCGAGGTCTTGCACCGCGTGACCTTCCAAAGCGGACCAAGAATCGCAGAGGTCCAAACGATTCGGATGCCAGATGGCTCGCTTGTCGAGGTGTCGATCTGGAAAAACGAAGCCGGCAAGGTTTGCCAAGTTGGAGCGCCGGTCACTGTCGGAGGTGCCTCATGACACGCATGAACTCAAAACTTGCTCAAAAAATCCGTGCTCATCCTGCAGTTGAATCGTTAGAGCACGAAGACGAAAACGGCTGGTGGGCCTACCTTCGCGCCGGCTGGATCGATGGCGAATCGCTGTGCCACGTTATACGCGAAGACACGCTGACCGAGGTATCTAGCAAGTTGCGATTCGTTTGCCGCGAGCAAGCGCCAGTTACGGTCGGAGGTGCCGCATGAGCACCACCGAAGCACTCACCCACGCGCTGATCCTAGCGATCACCGCACCCGATCAACAGCGCGCCGACCGCGCCATCGCTCTTGCCGAATCAATCGGCGCGGGCTGCACGCCCAGCCAGATCGCCACCGCAAAGCGCCAAGCGGTCAAGCTCTCCAACAAATAATCCCATGCAATCCTCATCATCATTCTGGTCTGCACCGGCCAGCGTCGCAAGTCTAGCCAACAGCAGTTGGCATATCATTGCCCTTCGCAAGAAGGGTTCGCGAATTAGCTCCGAGCAATCCGGCCAAAACGGCTGGAACGTTTCGAGCAGAAACGTTTTGCAAGCTGGTCACTTTGCTCTCACGGGCGAGGGCGATGCGCTGGACGCGCGCGTCAACGACCTACCGACTGGCCGCACGCTGGGCCGCGCACCCCGCGCATTCCGTCGCAAGCCCCAGCCCGATCCGGTTGCCTTCCCGGGGGGCGGACAATGAAGCACCTCCCCTCTCTCAC